TTTTTAGATAGGCCAGAAATAGTAAATGGCAGAATCTGGAAGCGTGTATTTGTTGCGTTGCGACCACACGGAAGTTTGCAAAAGATTGTTGACGGTTATTGCGTCTGTGTCTGGGTTCTTGTTCACCAACGCAACCAAGATGTGACCATACTCATCGGAGTCGGTTTGAATAGCATTGAAACCAATCACATTGGGATAAGTGATTTGCGTGAAATCATTGTCAGGCCAAATTTTTGTTCCAGATGGTTTTACGCCTGACTTCAAATAAACCCAGCAATTTCCGTCACCATTAAAAGTCAAAACACCATATGGAACAGGGGAGTTTGCGGTAAGAAGTTTTGATGCTCCTGTTGATCCGCCAATGCACGGAACAAGACCGTTGATTGTTCCAGCGATTGCGGTGAACCTGTATTCAGAACCAACTTTTGTGACATTGATTGTGAATGGTTTTGGTGTCTCTAATGTAGTTTGTGCCGTGTCAAGCGGAGTGATAATTGTTCCACCCGATGTGAATGATATGGATGGGCCTTCACCCAAATAAGGCATCGGCAAACCTGTTTGAACACCTGATGCCAAGTCATTCAACTGCTTGGCAAGGATGGGTTCACCAGCACCGAATCTCGAATTGAAGCGAGAACCAGAACCGTTGAATCCTAAATCTCCAATGTTGTTTGCCATTGTTTAGAATGGAGTAACATCCATTTCGCCATAGATGTCATAATCCCATCCAACAGATGAACCGCTTGAATCTTTTGCATCCGTGATCATAATGTCATAGGTGACTTTGTATCCAGCAGGATTGGTTGGCGTTCCAATCACTTCAACATTTGCTGAAGTCAAGAGACACATATCTGCATTGACTGCTCCGAACACACCTGTTTGACCAAGCATTCTTTCTTTTGCTGATTCAAGAATTGTTTTTCCAACCGAATTTGCAATTATGTTTGGGCCAACATTTTCTTCAAAAAAGATTGTTCCACGAACATTCAACATTGGTTTAAGATACTGACGAATTCCTGCTTTTGGATTTACATTGTCTGCTGATTCAGGATCACCGTCATTCATTAAACCAAAACCATTGAATTTGAAAACTGTTGGGTCATTTGGGTCTTTAATCCAAAGAGGGTTGTTCCAATTTGTTGATGGTTGTGCTGGTGGGCCTGCTAAAACTTGCGTGTCGCTTCCGTCACCAATTAAAGGATCAAGAACCTTTGTGAAATTTGGATGTCCTTCAATCGCTTGGGCTGATGTTGTGGACACACCAACAATCTGCGTGTCTGTGTATCCAACGGCCCGTGAAATTCCCATATAATCAATCGTTATCATTGAGACGCTTCCCTTCCCGATTTGCACGGAATACTTGTAAGACACCATCTTGAATCCAACTTCGTCTGGATAGAATGTTCCCTGTTTGTAAAAATCCAGCCACGAATAAAGTGAATCGGTATCAACTGCGTAGGTCAGTTGTGCTTGTGCCAATCCATAAGCGTCAATGCTGAACGCACCTTGTGGTTGTCTTTTTGGAACGGTTAAATCGTCACCATAGTTAATGCGTGTAGGGCTTCCCATAAATTATTTTGCAACAGATGTTTGAGTGTTTGGTTGCGTTCCTTCGGTTGCCAACTTGGTAGTGTTCTCTGCGGTGATTCGTGTATAGGTTTCAATGTTCGTGGTGGTAGATCCAGCCAAGACAGATGAGACATCACCACCACCGATTTGCTGGAGCGATGAAGCAGAGAGAACGGTTTGATTGTTAAATTTTGGTGCTGAAACGGTTTGAGGGGTTGCACCCTTATCCATTTGACGCAGTTGTTCTTGGATTTGTGCATAGAAGTTTGCTTCTTCTTCTGTTCCAAGAACACCCCAATCCAATCGTCTGGTCAGCATATCAATCAACATTTCAGTGTCATAACCTTTTCGCTTTGCTTGCCGTGATAAATTCTCTGAAAATTTCTTGGTTGATTCTGGTGACTTCATTGCCTCATCCAAATTTTCCATTCCAGATTCTTCCAATGCTTTACCAATCAAACCTCCTTCACCACCAAAACCACCCAAATCTGTGTTGGCAGAAAGTTGTGCGTAAAGTGTAACTAATCCACCATAAACATCATTTTTCAAAGTTTCTTCTCCGTGTTTTAGCATTTTGTTTGCGTTGGCGGCCGTCTTAACTTCTGTTTCGCTAAACAATTTCATTGTTTCAATTCTCTCCTTCAATGCCGATGTTCCTTCCTTGATTATTCCGTTTAAGTTGTAAGCGGATCGCCCAAACAAATCTGAAGAATCTTTTGCCAACATATTGTTTGCAGTTGTTTCACCAAATTGTTTTTTATTCTTTTCGTAAGCGTCTGCAAGTTTGTATAAAATTTCGAGCGATTTAATGTTTGCGGATGTGACTTCTTTTGTGCTGAAACCTAAATCCAACATTAGTTTTCTTACCTTGTCGTTGTCTTTCATTCCACCAAGTTGACGGTTTGCAAATGCGATTGCTTGTCCCATAGTTTCCATATCAACACCCGTTTCTTTCCCCAACTCACCAAACTGTTGCAATTCAACTCTGGTGACACCAAGTTTCTTTGCCATATTGTCGATGTCTTCAAACTTTTGAAGATACTCTTTTACACCTTCGTAGAATTTTTCAGCAATGTTACCAAGTGAAAAAGCGTCTTTCAATTTGTGTTTAACTTCTTTTGCATATTCGTCAACCCACCCACCCAATGCCGTTCCAATACGATTTGATGCAGACTTTGCATCCTTGTCAATTTCGGAGAAGTCTCCACCAAATTTGACTTTTACATCATCTGCCATTTATTTTGTTTGATTTGTTGTTTGTTGTTGTTGTTTTTCTTTCGCTTCCGCTTGGTCACGCTTGTATTTCTCCATCGCATTCCATTCTGCGTCTGAAACTATTTCAACTTGAGATCCTTCCGCACGACTGTGTGCAATGTGCATCCAAACTGCTTCGCTTTCAGGCATCGTCCACGCTTGTTCATAGGTGCAACCATTACGCATCAATGATGTCACGATTGCCAGCGTCCACGCAATAGATGATGACTTGTTTCCGTCATTATCTTTTACCCAGAAGCGAGGCCACAAGGATTGTGCCTGCATATAAAGTGACAGATTGTAACATTGCTCAATGAACAGTTTTCGATTTTTGGACAACTTCTTTGCAAGCAACATTTCTCGCCACGAAATTGGTTTGCGGATTTCATCAAAATTGTGCGTTGATAATACTCTGACAGTTGCCAGCAACTGATCCACGGTCATTGACTTTTCAAGATTCAAAAGCGGTGAATCAATTTCTTCTAACGCTACACGGTGACGCAAGCAAAACGGCAACAACTTGCGACCACAGATTTCAATCGTAGGTGCAAGAATAGTTGCGGCCTTGTTCCACCTGTTTTCCATCGGTGGGTGAACCCTTTCGGGTTTAGTCGATTTCTTGGTATTTAACCAATTTCAGGGTGACTTTTCGGAAACCGTTATTTGTTCCAGAGTCAGTCACATCCTTGATGATGTATTGAACATCGTCATAAGTTAATGTGTAACCAGCAACAGGAATGGTTGCAGACGCTAAAAGAACACCAGAGATTGAAGTCTCGGTGCGGATGTCATCAAGACGATCCGTGATCACACGACCCGTTTCGTCCATCACTTCAACATCTAACGCTGGACGCTTTGAAATGTCATCACTTTGTAAGGTGACAAACGCAGAAGTGTCATAAAGACCAAAAGTGTGGGCCGTTCCGTAAGTGTAAGGTGCTGGCATAAGATTTCTTTGAAACTACGCCAGAGTCAAGTCGTGGGTGGATACACCGCAACAAGCGTATAAGACAACACATTTCCATAGCGTCTGTCTGCCACACCTTCGTCATCCGAATTCATCCAAGACGCATACAATGTCCCCTGCGTCCACGCAGATTTGATGCCGTCCAAGTCTTGCATAATACCCTGAACGGTTTCGACACGCTGGCGATGTTCTGCAAGCGTGTTATCATCTGCGGATGAATAGATGTAAATCTTCACGGTGATTTCAAAGTTGCCCAACCAGAACGCACCAAGATCACGATGGGCGTTGGCAGATTCTGCGTGAAGAATTATAATCGGCACGGAACGGATCTCATCCGTCTGACCAGCGTGGATTTGAACCCCAGCAAGTGACGATGAATAACTATTGAACAAAGCAAGAAGCGATTGTTCCGTGATTGTTCTGATTCCGTAGAGTGTAGGTTCTGGCATAAAGTTTTTACTCAAACCCTTGAGCGATTACTGTGATACTTCCATTGGCACACGCTTCCCAAAGTTTCTTTTTTTCTTTCATCAGTCGTTGTGCCATCTGGACACGCATTGAGTAAGCACGATGATTGATTGCGACACGAACAAAATTGTCGTTTCCTGCCTTGCCACCGATTGTGTTTCCAACGGTGAATTCAGGTTTGGCGGTGTTCTCACCTGTCTTGATTGAAATGGAGTTGCGATTTGCTTGTGAGTGTTTTGCCCACGCTGGGCATTTGATTTTTTCTCCAAGACCAACGGCCGCAAACCAATAGGCAGACTTTAGCATACCCACATTGCGTTGCTTGTATTTAATATAATTTTGAATCTGTTTGTCATCACGCACAATCACAAATGGTTCATTCTTTTTTCCATTGCCCCTGCGAGCAACAGACTTCAACGATCCGTGTCCGTTATCGGTTCGCATCGCTGAATGGATTTCTTCAAACGCAAAATTTGATGAACCTTTGTCGATAAATTTATAGGTGTTTCCTCTGGCATACTTGGTTTGGAATTTCTGCCATTTGCGTTTTGAC